CCAGAGTTTAAAAGTGATAAATTTGGACAAGTATGGATGAAAAAAGAAGACCCAAATAGTGCATATAAAAAAGAACGTGGTACTTATGTTAAATACAGAAATGTTACTTGTCAGTTTACAGGTAAAACAAAAATTGTAGTTGACTATAAGTATGGGGGTAAAAAATGGTATGAATTAGAAAAAATGTATCAATGGATTTATCCTGAAGTAACACAAGAAGTTGAAAATCCATTTTTTGATTAAAAACACAATACGTATAAGCATATGAAAATTACAAACGAAGATAAGGCGAAAATTTTTAACGAGTACTTAGGTGAAAGGTTTAAGACATTTGAAATAGCAAGCGAAGGTGCCCCTATTTCATTTTTGTGTAGAGACCACGAGGATAAAGAATATTACATTCACGTAGAAATTCCTAATGAACAATACGTTTCACAACGTGAAAATACTGGTATTGCTATTGAAAACAAACATTTCTATACATTGTACGGTATGATGTCTCAGGGTATGAATGTATTCTGGTATGTAGCGTTTGAAGATGGATTTATGTTGTTTTATTTGAATGATGCATTGACACCTGAACAATTAAATGTATTGCCAGAACAAACATTGATTGGTGCTGCTTCAGCCCTACACATTCATAAAGACCAAATTAAACACGATGCTGGTGATGGTAAATCGTATGTTACTTTAGCAAGTAAACCTTCACCTGCTAAAATTGTAGGTTCATTAGATTTACCTCAAGCAAAAGTATCTAAACGTAAGAAAAAATGATTGAATCACAGGGTAAAATAAAGAATCTAAAACGTTTACAACAAATACCTGTATTTGAAAATTTACGTTTTGATTCTTCAGATGGTAGTATTAATACTATTCAATCACCAACTGATATAGATGCGTTTTTTGAGTTTCAGGGTAAAGTTGCTATTCTAACTGATTATAAATTAGAAAGTAAACCTTTAGAGGTTGGGCAATTTAAAACATTTACTAATATGATAGATGCAATGCAGCGAGGTGGTTATTTAGGTGCTTATATTTTAGTAGCTGAACATAATACATCTTTAGATTACCCAACATATGATGGTTCTATTTGTAATGTAGTTAGTATATACCATAAACATAAATGGGTAAATCCAACATTACCACTTACAGTAAAAGATGCTTATCTTCGTATCTTTAAAAAGCATAATATTGCCTTAACAGGTTATGAATCACCTGATTTCTTAAAAATGTTGGAAAATATTATTTAATTAACGACCTTGTCCTCTATACTTAGAGACAGGTGTCGCCTTGGGTCCGCGTTGTTTAAATGCGGACCCTTTCTTTTTAGTTTTAGGAGTAAATTTAGCTACTGTACCTAATTTTGCTTTAGCCATTATGAATTTCTATATCTTATTACAAAAATACCTGAACCACCATTTCCACCATTTCCAGTTCCACCACTTATAGTAGAACCTCCTCCTCCACCACCGGCACCAGTTGCAAATCCTGCATTACCACCAACAGCACCAAATCCAGTACCACCAGTTTGTCCTGAAGTACGTGCACCTCCTGAACCACCAGTACCACCAGCACTATTAGCACCAGCACCTCCAGCACCTCCAGTACCACCATTTCCTCCAGTATCATAAATTCCATTTTGTCCAGCTGAACCTCCTCCACCACCTGAGTATCTAAATCCATCAATAATACTTACTCTACCTGTTCCTCCATTACCACCTGTTGGATTACCTGAACTTCCAACACTTCCAGAAGTTAAAGCACCTCCACCACCACCAGCAATGTTATCTAAACCAGGACCATCAGTACCATTTCCTCCATTATTAACATAACTACTAACAGTTACATTTATAAAATTATTAAAAGCAGAAGCACTTACTCCAGCTGCTAAAGTAGCACCACCTCCACCAGAACCACCAGTTGAACCTGTTTGATTATTAGTACCACCTGCACCACCACCTAAAGCAGTCCAAGCGTAAAATGATGATGTACCTCCATTAGTAACAGGAGTTGCACTACCTGTTCCACCAGCACCAATAGTAATAGGATATGAACCTGAAGGTAAGTAAAAAGATTGAGTTAATTCAATCATTTCACCTCCGCCTCCACCACCACCCATATTTTTACCACCAGCACCTCCACCTCCAACTAATAAGAAAGCATCAACAACACCTCCAGTAGTTACTTCTAAAGTACTACTGCTAAAAAATGTATGATAAGTATAAGCACCATCAATACTACCTGAACCACCTGAAGCACTAATAAAAGTATCTGTGTATTGGTATTTTACAATTACAATTCCTGAACCTCCAGCACCACCATCTCTGTTATCTGGGTTAGCACCTCCGCCTCCACCACCAGTATTAGCTGCACCTACACCTGAGTTACCTACACCTCCACCTCCATCACCACCTGGCAAAGATGTACCTCCAGCAGTAGACAAACCTCCTCCTCCTCCACCAGCATAAAATGAAGATGTTCCTGAAATATCAAAAGCTAAACCATCACCTCCATATCCATCACCATCTGTATTACCTACTTCACCAGCACCTCCTCCTCCAGCACCTATATTATTACTTCCGTTATTTGAACCTCCATCAAACCCATATCCAAATAATCCATTATTACCTGAGGATGAAGGTTGTGTTGCTAATCCATTAGAACCGAATCTAACTCCACCACCACCAGAACCACCATTTTGGCCATTGGTTGAGTTTCCACCGCCTCCACCACCACCTAAAGCAATTACATTTGCTAAAGATGAAGAACCACCATTAAATGCTGGGTTTCCTGTTCCTCCACCAGCACCTACTACAACAGGGTATATACTTGAACTTAGTACTACTCGAGGAATATAAACAATTCCTCCTCCTCCACCACCACCAGCACCACGTTGGCCGCTTCTACCTCCTCCTCCTCCACCACCAACTGCAAAAACATCATATAAACCACCATTAAAAACAGTGAAATCAGCAGATGAGGTAAATGTATGGATTTTATAAGAACCACTGTAAGTAAGTGTGCCTCCTTCCGCACTTGGGAATGAGGAGGCACTTATTGGTTGTGAGATAAAGCTATATGGGTTAAACATATTTTATACAAAATTCTTAACACTATTCAAATATAAACTTCCAGAATCAAATGATACTAAAGTAATAATATCTACAGCATCACTTGATAATGTAGGATTGTATATATTTGCTGATGGTTGTTTAATTGATGAAGCAAATGACATATTACCAAAAGCAGTTGATGGTTGTGTAATTCTAATGTTAATTGTTTGACCTGGTTGTATGTTTGTTGCGTTTAAATGTGTAGTTGAACCACTTACAAGAGTAAGAGTAAATGAATTACCTGTTGAACAATCTAAAGATGCTGTTTGTGACGAAATTGATAATGCACTTACTTCAGACAATGCTGAACCTGAGAATATAGCTGAACCTGAAATATTAAAATTAGGAACATATACTGTATTATGTGCTGATGAAGTAATATTAGAACCTCCTAAAATTACACTACCTGAGTGTAACATTAAGTTTTGATATCCACCTACAATAGTACTAAAGTGAGTAGAACCTGAAATTGAGTTAAATCTACCTCCTATAATAGTTGTACCTGGTTCAAATTGAGATGGACCTCCCAATGGAATAGCGTATATTGTATTATTACATCCTCCAACAATTGTGTTGTTATTGTAAGAACCTAATTTAATTTCGTTTTCTTGTCCTCCATAAATGTAGGCATTATAGTCTCCTTGGTTTACGTTATAATATCCTCCAAAGATACCACCGTACCCTGATTTTTGGTTACAGTTAGAAGCACCTACAATAGCTGAAAACTGACAATCACTCCATAAAGTATTTTGTTTACCTCCAATTATAATAGAAGCATCAGTGTTACTTTGTTGTGTATTTTCATATCCTCCTAAAATACTTCCTCCAGTACTTGCACCTAAAGTATTATATCTTCCTCCAATCAATACTGGACCATCTTCAGCTTGACCTGAACCATAAGTATTTCCAAGGTTATTAGCATAACCTCCAATCATTACCCAACCAATACCAGCACTACCTACTCCAAACACGTTTTCTCTTCCTCCAAGCATTGTCATAGCTTGTGGAGTTAATGATACTCCAAATCCTCCTCCATTGGTTATTCTATGATTGTAACCTCCAAATATTAAGTTACCTTGTCCTCCTCTATTATCATTAGCATATTGGGCTGTTTTAAATGATAAATTATAACTGGTATAAATTGAACCTGAGTTATAAGCTTGGTCATATATTTGAAGTGGAGTACCGTCACTGGCTGTAAAGAAAATAGGAATACCGGTTGCACTACTTGTATCACTGAAAGTAAATAAAGGTGCATTACTACCTGAATATAAACCTTGAAAACCATAAGCAGCACCTCCACCACCACCACCTGAACCAGTAGCTACTGTCACATTAAAAGTTGAAGCATCACCTTTAGTAAAGGTAATTACGTTACCAGCAGCTGATGCTGTTGTTAATAATGAACCTGTGTTTGTATTTACAAGAGATGAACCATTAAGGGTTAATGAACCTGTTATATTTAAACTTCCGGTTAAATCTGTATTACTTTGTAATTGAATACTCATATTATGTTAGTCTTATTAAAATAAAATTTCCACTTCTATATAATCCACCTAATGGAACACCACCAGTGGCTGCGGCTGCATCATCAGCAAAATTTAATGAAGATGATACTTGAGATAATATAACAAATCCGTTTAATGAACTTGTACTTGTTACATTTAATGTATTTAAAGTTCCAACATTTGTAGCAAATGATGCTGATGTAGCTACGCTTGCACTAACCGCATTAGTAGCGTTTATAGCGTAAGAACTACTTGTAGCCGTGGCAGCATATGAACTTGATAATGATGCGTTACTATACGAGGCAGTTCCTAATAAACTTCCTGTAATTCCTGAAGTAACACTTAATGAACCACTGATTGTTTGGTTACCAACAAATACGTTTGAACCTGTAGTAGCAAATGAACCTGTATTAATTGGGCTTCCACCACCAGCGTTTATCCATTCTAATCTTCCACTTGCGTTAGATGATAATACTTGTCCTGATGAACCAGTACTATTAGTTGAGTCAAATAGTGAACCAGAAATAGTAGCATTACCATTTAATGTAGTTGAACCTGATATTGTAAATGTTCTTGAATTAAAGTTACCTCTAATTAAAGGTGCTGTAGTGTAGTTGTTATGAATAATTAAAGTATCACTAACATTTAAACCTTGTCCTGCTGTATATCCTAAGAATACGTTATTTGAACCTGAAGAATTTAATCCAGCTTGTAAACCAAGGGCAGTGTTGTTAGAACCATTAGAACCTTGAAGTGCAAAATATCCTATACCTACACTTGAACCACCATTACTAAATGATTTACCTGCACCTTTACCTACAAAAGTATTAGCACCTGTTGAATTAGCATCTGCTGGATAGTTAGTTTCAGTTCCAATTGCTACGTTATTACCAGCTGTAGTTCCAAATCCTGTTAAATAACCTATATGAACGTTATCACTTGCATTTCGTGAACCTTGTTGGAAACCAGCATTAGCACCAATAACAACATTTTGATTACCTCCTTCAATATAATAACCAGAGGCCATTCCTACAGTAGTATTATATGTTCCTCCTGTCATTCCTTGTGAGGAATAAGAACCAACAGCAGTATTATTATCTCCTGTAGCGTTTGGTAATGTATTTTGCCCAATAGCTACTGTTGAACCATTAGTACCAGCAGCGTGTTCAGTAATCCATACTACTCTACCACTTGGATTAGTAATTACTGTTCCATAAGGTACTGTAACTCCTGTAGAACCTGTAACTGATAAAGAACCGGTAACAGTTAATGAACTTGAAACTGTTAATGGTCTGTTAAATCTGGCTTGAGAATTGAAAAATGAATATACTCCATTATTCAGGTCTGAAAATCCAAATAATCCAACTCCTCCTGCTGCACCTAAACAAATTAAGTCTTGTTGTCCTCCTTGGTTAACACCTAAATAAAGAACACTGTTTGGTCTTCCACTATATAAAGCACCTCCTGCTGCATTAGTAGTTAACACACCATATTCACCTAAACTTTGCTTACCCCATCCTATAATAGACTCTCCAGCAGTATCACTTGAACCTGTAACAAATAATGAACCAGTAATCAAAGCAGAACCAGTATAAGGGAAAGCAGCACCTCCTCCTCCATTTAAAGCATAAGATGCAGTTACAGCATAGCTTGCTGAAGTGGCATTATTAGCAAATGAGGCAGTACCTAATAAACTACCTGTCAATCCATTAGCAAAATCAGCTGAACCAGTGACTTTTAATGAACCTGAAACACTAAGAGGTAATTTAAATGTAGCACCACCGCTACTATTAAAGAATGAATAAGGAGTAGTACCAGAAGTTGCAGTTCCATAGAATCCTATTCCTGTAGAATCTCCAAGAACAATCATATCTCTTAAGTTAGATTGGTCAACTCCTAAATACAGCATACTATTTTGTCTTCCTGACAATACAGCACCACCAAATGTTTGTTTTGATATTACTACAGTTTCATCATCTGTTGGGTCAGGATAAAAAACTGTTGAACCTGTAACTACTAAAGAACCAGTAATTACAGCTGAACCAGTAAATGGGAATGGATTGCTTGAAGGTGCGTATGATGCTGATAAAGCATTTGTAGCAAAAGATGAACTAACTGCTTGTGAAGCTGATACAGCATATGATGCTGAAGTAGCTACACTCGCACTATTAGCGTTTACTACGTTATTTACTGTAAGGGCAAATGTTGAACCGTCACCTTTAGTATAAGTTGTAGTTGCGTTGCTTATAGACGCTGTAGTAACAAATGAACCTGTATTAATAGGTGTTACATTTAAAGCATAGGATGCTGTAACAGCGTTTTGTGCTTGTGAGGCACTTACAGCATATGAAGCCGAAACAACAGATGCAACATAAGATGCTGTTGAAGCAAATGATGCTGATGTAGCTACGCTTGCACTAACCGCGTTAGTACTGTTTATAGCGTAAGAACTACTTGTAGCCGTGGCAGCATATGAAGCTGAAGTTGATGTGTTACTATACGAGGAACTTACAGCGTATGAAGCTGAAACAACAGATGCAACATAAGATGCTGTTGTAGCAAATGATGCAGATGTTGCTGTATCTGCTTTAGATGAGGTAATTGCTAAACTACCTGTTAGTGTTGAACCTAAACCATTTTGTAATTCACTTCCACTTATTTGAACTAAGTATTCAAATGATTGACTAATGTATAGGTTGGTTAAATTTCTTCCCATTATATATTAAAAATTAGATACATTGTTTTGATACGACCTGTAAGGGTATTGAGGAAATTGTGGGTAACGAGAATCATAAATAGGCAAACCACATTCACGTGCTTGACCTGCGTGATAACCTCTACCGTTTCTTCTCATTACAATTGGTGATTTATATTGCACTCCGAAGTCCGGAAACATTTGCTGAAGTTCTACGTTTCCATTTAATTCTGGATATAATCCTTGTTTTTGAATTAAATAATTAGTTAAACGTTCTTCATAAAATTGTTTTTTATTTTCAACAGATTGGCGTTTACGATTATACCAAGTTCCGTCTACTTTTTCACTATTTTCACCACCAGTAGGAGACAACAAACCATTATTACGTGGTCTGATATAAATGTCTTCTAAAGCATAGTAATAAGCAGCATATAATAAAGCATTTTGTACCCAATTTAGTACTAAATACTCATAGTCACCTGTTAAGGTATTGGTTCTGATTTTTAGTAAAATAGCATCGTATAATTTAGTACCTAAAATACGTTGCATTTCTATATCTTGTGCCTCTCTAACTGCGTTTTTAAGCAATTTAGAATCAACGTTATTGTTGATGTCGGTGAATTGACGAAGGTTTTCTTCTGAAATTATAAGTACGTCAGTCATTGTCTTAGTTAATTGGTTGTTCTTGTCCTGCTTGATTTATATTAGGATTATTTAATCTATCAGCACGTTCGATTTGTGCTTCCAAAATATTATCTTCTCCTACTTCACTGTCTTGTCCTGTTACTACATCAACAACTTCCTCATCATCACTATACAAGTTTAATTGCTGAATACCTAAAACATAATCCTTACCATAATTAATTTTTAAAATTTCATCAAAACAATCTAAGATTGCTTGTTGGAATGGTTTAATTACTGTGTTAGTAAATAACAAATATGCCTCACTCGTTTCTGTTCTACCACCTAATTGACCTTCGGTTTTAATACCTAACATCATAGGAGAAGTAATACGATGGGCTGTTAATATTTTCTGTGTTACTAAGTCGTTTATAGTTGTATAATAAACATCTGTTCCGTTTGAATCAATAGGGGTTATGACTGGTGCATTTTCTGGACTATCGACGTCCATATAAATTAATGAACCTGCGTTTTCTGCTCCACCATATTGATTACGAAGCATTATTTCAATTGCTTCTCTTTCTTCCTCATTAGCATTAGTGAATGTAGTAATAGCAAAACTAGGTACAGCACCATTACTAATATTGTTAAGGTGGAAAGTATCAATTTGGGCATCTAATTCAATTACTTTTAAAGCACCAACATAATCAGGTACTGGATAGTATCTCATACCTGGACGGTATGCTTGATAAACGTAAATTTGTGATGGTTCCTCGTTCTTTTTTAATGGATTATATACAGGTAAAAACGGAATATCCTCTAATGATTGATTAACGTATGAATTAACACCATTCCATTCATCCCAAATGTAGTATCCTGGTACTTTACCTCTAAAGTTTTTTTCTTTAGCACGTAAGTATGAAAAATCTATGTGGTATACTTCTGCTATTTTGGTTCTGTCCTTACTCCAGATAATTTCTAAAGCAAAACCACCAAATAATTTTAAATCTTTAGCTACCTTCTTTAAAAGGTCATTCCAAGATTCACCTTCGTAGTTTGCAAAATCTAAGGTTTCTGGATTAGTTGTTGTTAATCCATTACCAATAATTGAATCAACGGTTGCGTTGATACAAGTTCCGTGAATTGATGAATAGTTCATCAAATCAATTAATTTGTTTGGAAAACCATTATCCGCACCAAAACTAATATAGAATTGGTTTTTGCGTTCAATCATACTAATTCTTCCATTAGTATCATTGTTACGTGGGATTGTTTTAAATGTATATTTTTTACTCATTGTTATGGGTAGTTATAAGTAGTGTAAGTGCCTCCGTTTGCTGGTAATAAATATGTGTATGTAGGTGCCTGATTGCTACCTGAAATAAAAGCCCTATCAGTTGATAGTAATTGTGTTTTAATAAATGCCCCTCCTCCATTCCACAGATTAGAGGTATTAGCCCATAATGTAGCTTGTGTACCCCAAGTACCTAAAGTACTTGCTGGATTAAATTCCCAGATATTGACATTATATTGTCCTGAGGCAGTAGGTAATGTTGAACCTGATACCTGAAATACTAACCAAGGATTTGTAGGACTTGGTGTATTAATTAAATTAGCTATTACGTTACCCTTCGTAGAATAATCGTATGATTGTGTAAATTCAAGTAAAACCTGAGTTGTTCCAAGTGATGCTGTTACGTCAGGGTAAACTGCACTTGAATTTGTTGCTGAAGAAACGTTTAACTGTAGCATAGTTTACTTTCAACCAAGTAGGGGTTACACGTTTTATTGTGTAACCCCCATTTTGGTTTATTTTTTAGGATTAGGCGTAAGAGGTAATAGTCATACCACTCAATGAACCTGAGAATGTAGAAGCTGAACCACTAACCTCTGAAGCAGGGTTAGGTTCGTTACCAGTGAACACCAAATTGTAACCGTTCAAATCACTGAATGCTGTACCTGTTTGGGCAGTACCACTCAATAACTGAGAACCGTTTACTTGTCCCATCAAGAACCAACGTGCGGCACCTGTTTCGGAACCGTTTTGGGTTTCGATGATAATTGCTAAATTTGGGTTTTGGGCAAGAACTCTCACCTGGTTACGAGTTGCAGTTTGCATTTTGAAGAACACGGCGTTACAAGTTTGGTTGTAAACGATAGTTCCGTTTTCTGGAGTTGCTACTAATTCCTCACTATAGTTAGACGTTTGTCTAAATAATTGGAATTCATACCAAACACCTGAACCTGAAATCGCGGTAATTAAACCTTGGCTTCCAGAAATGCTTGAAATCGAACCAGATAAGATGTAAATTGATTTTAAACCACCTGTATTGTCGCGGCATCCTAACTGGAAACCTGAAGTAATATCACAAGCCATAATTTATATCTTTCTGATTTTTAAATTGTTAAACAAATTATTGTGCAGATACCCAGAATTCAGGGTATGCAATGTTAACTCCTAATTTGGTAGAAATACGGTGACGCAATGTGTCAGTATTGATATCATACCACAATTGGAATTCTGTGAAGTCACTCAACAAGTCAGTACCAGCAACGATTTGCTTAGCAGGACCTAAGAAGATACGATTCAAACCTTGCAAACCTACAGTACCAACAACTTTAATGTTTGGTTGGAAAGGATATTGCATTTCGTACAAACCACCACGGTTAGTAACTGAATTAGGGTCGAAGTAGAAGTTGTTAGCTAAACGTAGACCAGTCAAGTAGTTACGGAACAAGCTAACTGACATAAAGAATGTCAAATCATCACGGTCAGCAACATCAGCACTTGAAGTAGCAATCATAGTGTCCATAGTGGTCAAAATGTTAGAAGCTGAACTTGAAGCAGCGTTAATCAATACTGGAACAACTCCTGAAGTAGAAGAACTAATAATGGTAGCCAAACCGTTTACAGCACAAGTTCCACCGTAGGTAGAAGCTGAACCTGAAACTTGTTGCCACAAGAAGTAGTCGTTAGCTTTTTGGAATTGGTTTACCAACAATTCGCTGTACTGAGTAGCCAAAGCGAAAGTTTCGTTGTAAGAACCTGGAGCTAAAGCAGAGATACCTAAGTATTTCTTGTCAAGGTCTTTCAAACATAAAGCATCGAAAGATGTACGAGGACATACTTCGATAGTACGTTGAGTGAAGGTAGCTGAACCAGATGCAGTAGATACACAGGTACCGTTTTGCATGTACAAGCTTACTTCGAAAAGGTTAATGGGCTCTTGGTATTTAACACCTTCTTGAATAGTGATGTATTCCATAGTTGAACCAGCATAAACCATCTTGATGATTAACTCACCAGCAATCTGGTTGTTAAAATCGGATAGAGCGGATACGTTTAATGACATAATTGTATTTGTTTAATTGTTTGTTGTGATTAAATATTATTTTTTGTTCTTAAGTAATTCTTTCATTACATTCATTTGCTTTGCCTGAAGAGAATCAGTAGCAAATTTTTCTTTAGTTTCAGCAGACATCATAGTCTTACCAGCGGCAGGAGCTTTAGCTAATTCTTCAAATTTAGCTTTCAATGACTTCATTTCTTCTTTGATACCTGCAATTTCAGAAGCAATAGCTTCGTCTACAGCCATCTTAATTTGAGCCATATTTTCAGCTTGAACTTCAGCTTCAGTTTTACCTAATGGCTTCAAAGCACCATTTACGTCAGTAGTAGCGTTTTGAGGAGTAGTTCCTTCAACGTTAGAAATAGATTCTTTAGGTCCAGCGAATTCTTTCTTTTCAGCGTCAACAGTAGCTTCTTCAGCAACACCTAATCCATCAGCAGCCATTTCTTCTTCTGATTTACCTTCTGGTGATTCGATTTCAACTACTGAAGAACCTTCAGTTTTAATAGTAGTACCATCTTCTAATTTATGGTATCCATCGGGAGCAAGGCTTTCTTGGCCTTCTTTAGTTACTACTTTTACCTCGTCTCCAACCTTCAATGTATCACCAGGGAATACGATTTTGAACGCTTTGTTCTCATCGTACAATTCACCAAATTTCTCAGATGTTACAGGGGTTCTATCAACAAGATTAAAGTGAGCTTTTACTAACTCTTTTAATTGTTCTTTGTTCATAATTAATTAATTTGATTATAAATATATGGTTAATGTTGTGAAATTTATTTTTTAGCTTGTGCATAACAAACGGCAGCCGCTTGTCTTAACGGATATTCTTTTCGCAATTTAGCAATACATTTTGCGATAAATTCATCTTTTGGTTCTGCACCACGTTTTGGAATAGGCATATTATGCTAAGAATTTTAATTTGTATTTTGTAGAATAAAGTAATTCCTCAATACCATCAATTTGATTCTGAATGTAACTATCGGTAAATACTTTACGTAGTTCATATACTTGGTTACATAATTCCTCAAAATAAGCAATTACTTGTTCGTAGCTAACAAAGTTAACTAAGGCATATGATTTGTAATCAACTAAAATACCATATTTGCCTTGGTATGATTCAGTTAAACTATCTACTTTATCGATAATTTCATCGTAATAATTTCCTAAAGCAGAGTGTGCGGAAAAACTTCCTGCACCTTTTACTTGTCTATGGAATACTTGTGCTTGTGTTGAACTATTCATTAGAATAGACAACAACGTAGTCATTTGTTCATTCATTATTTATGTGTTAAAATGTTGTTATAAAAAAATCCTTCTACTGAAAATCCCTTAACTTTACCTGTCTTTACATATTCGTTCCAAACACGTCCATCACCAATTCTGTAAATACCAAACCATTGTCCTGTAACAGGTTTAAATCCGTATAATGTAGATTTGTCGTGTTCTGGATCCTTAACTATCCAGGTTTCAACTAAATAAACATCATTAACAGGTTGTTTTTCATCGTGTTCAATGTTAACTTTATCTAATAGTTTATCTTGCATCATTTTGTATGCAATTTTTTCTATTGTTTCAGCTGAAAAAAACACTTCATATTCCTCACCTGTGATATTATCAACACGAGGAATTAGTTTATTAGGCGTCATCAACGGTCCTACAAGCATTTGCTTTTCGGCTAATTGAGACGCGAATTTATTTTTTTTTAAATCTAATATAGACGGTAATTCTGCTTCCTCAAAATATTTCTTTCTATCACCTGTAGATGCCTCATTAATATAATTTGGCAAACCAGCTACATTAATTTCAAATTGAGATTCTGGAACACAGTTAGGTACTTTACGTCCATTCTTCATTTTTAAACCAATTGCTTTATATCCTGCTTCACAAGCATCTTCTAATCCTTCAAAATCCTCATCCATTGGAGATTCATTTGTAGGCATTGCAGGAATATTTGCAATTAATAATGATTCAAAAATATATTCTTCAACACTAAATTTATGACCAACACCTACTAACTCACTTGTTACATTTGGGTTGTCATCATAAAATCTATCAATGTTTAATGTTCTAACTTGTGCTATTTTTTGAACATTGTTTTTAGTAGCATATACATTTTGATCAGGAATACCTAATTCATTAGTTATATCTAACATACCCTCTTTATTTTCACGGGCAGATATAACATATACTTTATTACCTTTAGCAATTTCTTCTTCAGCTAATGCTCTACCAGCTGCAGTAGTTAATACACCATCAAAATCAAATCCTACATTCTCGTATAAACCAAATCTAGAAAATTCAATACCTGCTTGACGTAATTTCTTTTCAGCCCAAGGTAATGCTGCTTCTCCACCCCACAATAAGTATGAAATATATCCACAGGCAGTATAATCTTTTCTACGTGTAGCTAATTCATAATTACCTTTTTGTCTAATAAGGAATGAACGCATACGTTGGATAGTATCAAGTGATAATTTTTCACCATTAACTAATTGTTGTGCTCTTACTTTACCTACTTGAGTAGCACATTTGTTATTATTTTCCTCATTTAATTCAATACCACGTTTAGCTGCATCAACAGCTGCTTGTGGATAGTCATTATGAGTTAATTCAGCCATTTTGACTTTATTAAATGCTATAAATGCTTTT